AAGTGCTGCGAGTATTGTAAGAATAAATTCAGGTTCAAAGCCGATGATTTATTACAGATTTGAAGTAACTGAATATTTTAAAGAGAATAGGGAACAGATAATGTTTTAATAACGCTGAGTATAAGAAGCGTTGAGAGGCACGAACAATGATTTTTTATACATTGTTAACTACTGTACGGTATTAAAAAAATAAAAATATAATTATGAAACTAAAAGCAAAAGTTACTTTAATCTTTAAAAATAAAGATGGTGATAAAAAGGAATTGGTACTAACTGTAAAAGATATGCTCGAAAGATGTTTAGAGGACTTTTACGAAGATTTAGAAAACGAATGTACAAGTAGTGGATGCAATAACGAAAGCCAAAACTTTTGCGATTGTGGTGCTGAATATGAAGATTATGAGATTACGGAAGTAGTATTGTAGTTAACGTTGAGTATATGGCACGTTGCCTTTTTCGGCAATGGGTTATATACATTGTTAGGTGTAGTTTAATTTAAAATATAGATATGAAAGCATATAAGTTAATAAGAAAGATGAAGGATGGTAGTTTATCTCCATTATTTATAAACCAAAAAAGCAGATTACCTGTTGGTGTGTGGATGGATGCCGAGTTCCACCCAAAGAAAGGTTTTGCTGAAAGAAAAGGTTGGCATTGTACACTTGAAAGAAATGCACCACACCTATCTGAAAAAGGTAGAATTTGGGTAGAGGTAGATGTTGATGATTACGAACTATATAATAGACCCGAATCTCAAGGAGGGACTTGGGTGTTAGCACAAAAGATGAGGATTGTTAGGGAACTTTAATTACACCTAACACGTTGTATATGATTTCGGTTGTTTTTCACAACTGAATTATATACGGTGTTGTAAGTAGTGGGCGGGTTTATAGCACAAAGCTTCAATTTAAGCACGAACTAAAAAAGAAAAAAGGGAAGGGGAAAACTTTATAGAGTACCCAATAAATAAATACATAATACAAGATGGAAAAATCATTTTATGACCGATTACTTGTTGAAGCACAAGAGTTGGCAACAAAAACAAATGCTTTAAACGACTTTATGAGAACTCAAAAATTTGTTGACTTAGACAGAGAAAACAAAGATTTGCTTTACAAACAATCAAGATTAATGAATGAGTATTTACAGATACTTGGACAAAGATTAGATTTGCTTGGTGATAAGTTCTCTTTTGAAAAATAGTCTGTAAAATGTGAGCGTGGGCTTTTTCTTTTTTCTTATTAGACTAAACTTTGATTTTAAAACTGAATTAGCCCATTACTTACAACATCTGTGTAACGTCTATTCAAGTAATACTTTAATAGACGTTATCCCTCTGAAATCGGTGTGTATAGCGCACTGGTAATTACTCTAAATCCCTTCATTTTCTTGTCCCCTAAAATCATGGTGGGGTATTTACTTTGGTCATATCAATATCTGATATGGCTGACATTCAAAAAACCATACATCTTGGTAATGCGCTTGAGGTGATTCACAGTGGAGAGGTATTCTCTATGGAATTCATCACTTGTGATATCAACCGCAAAAAAGGCGGTGATTGGGTGAAAGCGCCTGAGTGCATTAAGGTATTCAAAAATAAGTTTGAAGACCCACAGGTGAACCCACTGGCTGTGCATAGCACCCGCCAGGAGCGCAATGCGCAATGGGATAGCTACGAAAAGGCTACGATATTTATTCAGGTTCTTAAATCTGACAACCACCGATTTCCGCCAGGACTGAAAATGTCCTTTCATATAGACTTGATGATGTATTTCAACGGTCTGCCAATTCTACTAGCCCCCAAAGCAGCATGAGCGTACACTTTAATAAAGATCATTCGAAACTTGGCTACTCCGATACCAATATGTCTTTTACGATGGACACAGGCGTTAAATTTTCTGAAGGAGATAAGCCAGGTGCCAAGCCCAGCAAGGACGTAGAAGAAAATCTGCTGTATATGAATGCGGATAAGATTGCCTGGTGGGGTGATGATAATCTTTTTCCGCAAAATGTGCAGCGTGACGTAGAGAAAAGCACAATTGTACTGCCCACGATTGAAAAGCAAGTAGCGGCATTGTACGGCGGTGGTCTGGAATATGGCCATGAGATAATTGAGCCTGGACAGGAAACACGATTTGAGAGAATAGTAGATCCTGAGATTGAGGATTTTCTTGAGTGCATTAATACGCCAGTATTCTTTAGAGACACGATAGATCATTTCTATTTTCTGAGGAATTTCTTCCCGGAAATGATACTGAGCAAAAACCGCCAAAAAATCGCCCATCTGAGTGCGCTCGATGCGAGCTGGTGCCGATGGGAGAAAAGAGAACGCGGCGACCTGGTAAGTAAGCATTTGCTTTATTCGGCAGAGTGGGAAGATGGCCTGCATAACAATAAGCATGATAAAATAAAAGTGATAGACCCGGGATTCTACCCTGTGGACAGCCTCAGAAACCGAAAAGACGGCTATAAGTATGTATATCCTATGTCTTGGACAAAAAGAGGACGTTCGTATTATTCACTGGCCAGCTGGAATGGAATAAGAGCAGGTGGCTGGCTCGAAACGGTTCTTGAAATACCAACATTTAAGTTGGCGCTGATGAAAAACCAAAGCACTATTAAATACCAAATAGTGATGAAAGATCGCTATTGGGAATGGAAATACCCTGGTTTTATGAGTATGAAGCCAGAACAGCGCAAGAAGTGCATGGAAGAAGAGGCTAAATATTGGGCAACGACCCTCTCAAGCTCCGAAAATGCTGGTAAAAACATTATGACCACCGACCTGTGGAATGAGCAAAAGCAAACCTATGACACAGGTGTAACGGTGACAGCGATAGACAACAAAATAAAAGATGGGCTGCACATCGAAGATTCGCAGGAAGCTGTGGCGCATATACAGATTGCCCTTGGATGGGATAGTGCGATAATCGGCAGAGGCCCAGGCAAGAATGCCAACAGCTCGGGCAGTGGATCTGATAAGGCAGCAGCCTTGCAAAACTACCTGGCGTTGACGCAACCGCACCGCGATTTGATTATGTCGCCGTTGCATTTCATTGCTTCATTTAATGGCTGGAAAGAAAGGCTCAATGTGATTGACCCTGCTGCTGTGAGCAAAAGACTGCATTTCAGATTTAAAGCGCCATTCACCGCTACAAAGGTGATCGATGGCAAAGAACTTACAAATAACAGCTAATGGCACTATTTAAAACTATTGAGGAGTTTACCCAAATTGTGAGAATGGACAGCGGTATTGAGCTCAAAGAGCTGCTACCGCATATCGAGGATGCAGAAGAAGATTGGATAATTCCTGAAATATCGCAGGAGCAATATGATTTGCTGCATACCGACTACCAAGACTCTGCTGATCCGGCTACTCAAATGGTGCCCGCCCTCTATGCGCTGCTGTTGAAAATACAGAAGTCGCTGGCGCAGCTGGCCATGCCATATTATTTGGCCAAAGACAATATTCAAAAAAGCGGCTCGGGCTTTCAGATGAAAAGCAATGACCAGAGCAAACAGGCATTCCAATGGATGCTTGACGATGCGAATATCTCTTATGCGCAGAGTGGATTCAGGCGATTGGATGCCGTGCTGGAATACATGGAGCTGAACAAGGTTAACTATGCCGCATGGACGGATAGCGATGCCTATACAATCTTCAAGTCGTTTTATGTGAATAGCACCCGTGCATTTCATAAAACCTATCATATATCTATGAGCAGAAGGCTGTATAAGAATTTGCTGCCAGCGCAAATAGTGATTGAAGACCAACACATTGCCCCAGCAATAGGCGAGGAATTTCACAACGAATTGAAGGCTGCTATAATGACCAGCTCTACAACTGCAGAGGAGGGTGTGATTATCGCAAAAATTCAAAAAGCGGTGGTGTACCTGACCATTGCTGAAGGCTTGCCAAACTTGATGGTGGATATAACACCAAGAGGCATATTGCTAATTGGTACGGGCACCATATCTACCAATGCCAGGAAAGCTGACCCCATTCGCGATAGCATACTGGGCAAGATGATAGCCAGTGCAAAAATAAACGGCGCCAACTACCTGAGTGAAGTGGTGTCTTATCTTAATAAAATGGCAAGCGAGACAGCCTATGCCACTTATTTCGCCAGTGATCTGTATGAAGACCCTAATGCTGGCGCAGCTGGCGAAAGAGCCAATGGAACGACTATAGTGATTTGACATGAGAGAATTAATTTATCAAAAGACATCTATTCTATTTTATCTGCTTGCAGGTATCTCTGTGCCGATACTGCATTTTACAGAGAAGTACATATTCGCCGATTGGGAGTTTGCCATATTCCTATTCATAATGATGATGCTCGACACGATGGTGGGCATTTGGAAACATTGGGTGCGGAAGACGATAAGCAGCGAAGGATTCAGTGCATTCTTTACCAAATTTATTGTGTATGCGGTGACGCTGGTGCTCGTGCATAACCTTACCAACTATACGGAAGTAGGCGAGAAAAACGGCCTCTTTAGCTGGATTGACAATATAATATATGCGCTACTGATGGCCAGAGAAGCGCTGAGCATACTGGAAGGTATGGTGGAGATTAATGAAAATCTGCTGCCGAAGTGGGTGCGCACACACCTGATGAAAAGCCTCAAAGACTTTGACGAGTCTGGGAAATTTGACCTTAACAAAGAAAATGATGACCAAACAGCTTGAATACCTCATTATTCATTGCACTGCTACGCCTATTGGGCGCATAGTGACTAAAGAAGACATTGTGGCCTGGCATACAGACCCTAAACCACGAGGCAGAGGATGGAGCAAAGCGGGCTATTCGGATATGATAGACATTGATGGCAAGCTGGTGAATATTACGCCATTTGACCAGGACGATGACAAAGAAGCCTGGGAAGTGACCAATGGCGTGAGAGGCATTAACGGCGTGGCGCATCATATTGTATATGTGGGTGGCTGCGATGCCCGTATGCAGCCGATGGACACAAGAACGCCAGTGCAAAAAGGTGCTTTGGGCATATACCTGAAATATGCGGTGCTGAGATGGCCGAATATCAAGATCGCTGGTCATAATTACTTCGATGCGGGTAAGGCTTGCCCATCCTTTGATGTGGCGCAATGGTGCAGGGCAATTGGATTATCTGAAAATAACATATTATGAAACTGAAGGACAAAATATTGTTGGGCATATTCATCATCATGGCGCTGGGCTACCTGGCGATTGGCATTAACAACCATTTGAACCCAAGAGTTGGATCTGGTGATTTGATGGATACAATAGCCAAAAGAGATGCTGAAATATTGAGCCTTGAAATATTGGTAGATAGCACAACCGCCGAGATTATTAAAAGGGATTCGACCGTTCTCATTTTGCGAGAACAGAGGATAAGCCTGGAAGATAGCCTGGTAAAGCACGTGAGATCTATAAATCAGTTGACACCAGTAGAGCGGACAGCATTGAGAGATGAAATTCATAAAGTATTGAGCAAATGAAAAAGATAGCCAGCCTTATCGCATTTATTATCCTGATTGCTACCCTCAGCTCCGCGCTGGCGCAATGCCATGGGAAGTTTCAAAAAAGATATGATAAAGGTGACACAATAGTAGTGCCTTGCACCGATATGGTGCTTTTGAATATGCCCACTTTTGAAACCTACTATCTGGCTAATAAAAATCTGGAAAACATTAAGCAAACGCTACCCAAATACCAGCAAGTGATTGACTCACTCGAAAGTGAGGGTATTAGAAAGAGCAAAGATTATAAATCAATTATAGAAAATAAGACCAAAGCCATGGCCTTGGAAAGTATGAGTAAAAATGATGCACTGAATCAGATAGTGAAGCTCGAAAATGATAATAGCCGCTTGCGGAAGCATGGAAAGTTTAAAACTATTGGTTTGACAGTATTAGGAGGGTTTGCAGCGGCGTCACTTATAAATAGTCGCAGATGAAGACGCTAGAGCTGCAGCAGGATAGGGGTGGGAAAATATTCCTAAAGAAATTGATTGCTGAGACATGGAATGAGCTCACTGGCGATCAGATTACAAAGTATTGTGCCTGGTACTATCAATACAGGCATACGGTGTTTGAGGTGGAAGATGAAAAGGTGGTGAATAAAGACCCGGCGCTATTCGATAAGATGAAGCACCTACTGCTGATGAACCTGCTGGATCTGAATTATAAGCAATACAATAAGCTGAGCGCAAAAACGCTGTACACCCTCAAAGAAGAAACGGATGTGCTTCATTTCCTATTTGCAGAAAATACGCTAACAAGAGCGCCGTACCGACGCATAAATGCGCCAGCTGGTATAATACCATTCTACCACTATGCGCCAGGTGTGATGCTAAAAGGCGTGAGCTTCGAAGAATTTATAATGCTGGATAAGTACTATCTGCACTATACAGAAGAAAAGGCCGCTAAAAGTCTGGATATTCTCTGTGCTATAATGTACAGGCCGAAAGCGAAAAACCTAGATGTGAAGTCGCCAGAGTGGAATGGTGATATGCGTGAGGCTTATTCTCCCCATCTTATTGATCACAGACTTAAATATTGGTCCAGCAACGAGATTGCTCTAAAGCTTAGTATATATCGATACTATGAAGGCTGCCGAAGGTCGATGCAAACGTATTGCCCACATTTATTCGACAGCAGTGAAGTAAGCGTGGCCAGAGAGCCAGCCGACTGGTCGGATATATTGCATGGCATGGCTGGGGGAAAGTTTGGCCCTATGGCCGACACCAAAAAAACGCCATACATGGAAGTGCTCAAGGATATGGATATCACTATTAAAAATAAACCTTCGGAAAGCAATGAGTAGCATATTTACCAGAGACCAGCTGAGCCATGTAGAGTATGTGAACTACTTCAAGGCTATGGCTGAAAACCATAAGAGCATACAGCATACAGAAGACGATAAAGCCTTTGTAGAGATGCTGGATAGTGAGGGGCCATTTAGCTACCTCGATGTGGAGGAATTTGACAAAAGAGTGGCCAGCCTCAAAAAGACCTTTATGATTTTGCAAAGCTACCGGGCAAGGTTTGAAGATAAAGAGAATGATAATCTTGAATACCTGGTGTTTGGTGCATTTGTGATTTGTGAGAAGATAGGCAGTAATGACTTCGATAACCGCGATGTGCGAGGCCCTGCGATAGATCGCTGCCAGGCGATATGCGAATCGATACTTGGCTGGATGAAGCATGAGGCCAATGAAATTGCCCTTCAAAACCTAAGTCTTTTTGAGCTGAAAGGCGAAGTGGGTAATGTGGTAATCCGCACGAAAAGCTGCATAGGCAAGCGAGTAGACTTCCAGTACATACGCGCAGCCGAGACGATGGCTTATAATGCAAATGACTGGCTAAATCCATACGCATGATAAATATTATAAAATATCCAAATAGTGAATTTGCAGGCGCTAAAAAGCCTCAGGTATTTGCAAGAAATGACGTGAGCTTTAAGCTTGAAGGCACTAATTATCAAACAACGGCTGCGATAAAGTCTACCAACTACATAATATTTGCCAACACTGGCATAAGTGATATTGCCGATGGCGAAACTGTAAGACTACAGTGGAATGGCAACGATATCACTTTTATTTTTAGAGATTCTGCAACTGGAATTAACGAAATACAAAATAATGATTCATTCGATTATGCCGACCAGGCAGAGCTTATGATTGGTATTCGAAATCAGATGTCTAAATATTACCAATTATACAGAGATTTTGAGATGGTGATAAGTGGTGAAGTAGGTGTGACACCATACAGACTGACTTTTGTACCTCGAAATATTGGCAACCAATACACCATCACTTTTACTTCAAGTACAGCAAATATAAGTACCGCTTCATCCGATGGTCAATTGCCTGTTTTTGGCAGTAATTACTCTATCCGCGTCGAGGTGCTCGTAGAGCTTACTTTGTATGCGGGAGATTTCATTATACCTGAAGGCAGTGAAAAGGACTTGATTCCTGGAGCAGATGAAAGAGTACTATTTTCAGTACATGATGTGATAAGGCCATATCTTGATGACGATATTCCCGTGCTGAGTCCTGTGGCTATCCGCACGAATACTAAAAGCGTAAAGCGCTTTATGGTAAGAGCCTGTGAAAGAACTGTAGCGGGCTCTGTAATAGGTAATGGGCCATATGAAGGCGTACCAGGTCATTTCCGTAAATTTATTGCGGTAAATGGTGCTGTGAGTCGAGATAGAGAGTACACAATTGATTGGAGAGAATATGACGTGGCAGCAGATGCTAAGTTTCTTACCAACATACCCAGAAATGTACTGATACATAAGGAGCAACCTATCTTTCTAACCGCCTATAAAAATGATGCTGCAGATCAGAAAGTAAACCTTATTCTGTATTATGATGATAACAGTACAGAGGATATTGACACTTTGCTCACTGCGCATCCTGGTAACAACTATTTTGTAAATATACCTGCTGGCTATACGCAGTTGGGAATTGATGGCTTGAAAAATCCGGCAAAAACAGTTGTAGCATATGATCTTAAATATGCACGCCAAGCAACTGCTAGTGATTCTCAGTTGATATATACCGAGACCATACAATTTGAAGTAAACCAAGATTATTTTCCTGAGAATCACTTCTTCCTGTTTCGCAATACTTATGGCTTTTGGGATAGTGTGTGGTGCGCTGGCGATACTATGGAAAAAGCCGAAGTCAGCCATGACAGCATAGAGCGCAAAGTAGATAATACCAGCCCGACCAATGCGGTGCTGAATGAGCTGCGCAAGGTGAACCCTGAGATTAATAATGTGCAGCGCTATGAGACCAACTATCGGAAAGCAGACTATATCCGCTACCTCAAAGAACTGCTGGCCACGGAGCGCATTTTTAAAGTGCAAAATAACAAGCTCTACGAAGGTGTATTGCTGACTGATAGTGCAGATCTACCCAACTCAAGTGAATTTGAAGACACTTTTGTATTTGACTTTGTATTCGGAAAGGAGGTTGGCATATGATTGGTATTCGCATGGCCAACGGTGAGGAGTTGGATATTACGCCAGGTACGCAGATAAAACTAAAACGGCTTACACATTTATTCTATCGCAAAAGTATTTTGGGCTTGTATTCTGTACCATTAGATTTGAAAGCCGATAGTCCTAAAAACCAAAGGCTATTAAATTTTCCAAGTAATAAGCACAAGGGCAGAGTGCAAGAAAGGGAATTTAATGTGCAGGTTGAATTGCAACGTGAAAAATGGTTTGATGCAACCCTTACAGTAAAAAACCCTAATAAAACACAGTTGCAAATATACCTAGTGAGTGGTAGCAATAGTTTACATAGCCAATTGTATAATACTAAACTTCGAGATTTAGATCTAGGTGGCATCGACCTCGAAGCCAGTACAGTGCCACCATTCATATCTGCCACCTTGGCTGTTGGTACACCTCCACTTGTCAATTTCCCTATTGTAGTCGCCGTACCGTATACGAGCACTTTTAGCTCGGGCACTATAACAAGGAGAGTTTATTTTCCAATGCTATGGACAGGCAATCTTGAGACATCGCTGCAGGGCCTTGCTGAAAAAATCAATACAGAGAATAAACCACCTTTATACAATGTAGGTGCTTCATATGATTATCCAGATATAGTTCAAGATGGCTCTGGTCGCTACTGGGGGGCATTGGCACCGAGTACAGGCGAGCCATTGTTGCCAGGATTAGGTACTTATTGGTGGGAATTTGACAGCTACGGTGGTAGCCAATCAGGTGAAACAGGGCTTTTGGCAATATGGCTCGAACAAGCCTGGGGAGATCCCATTATTTACGATTATGACTTCTATGATGACAGCAATGATATCACTGCAATAGCCGTAGGGGATAACTTAACACTGTATGATGAAAGTTTGGGTGTGCCAGACTATTTTAATTTAGCACCTGAACGTCCATTGGAATACAATGTGCACGGCGGATTGCCAGCAGGTACGACATTTACAGTAACGGCATTTGCTCAACAGGTCAATGACTCTTTCAATTATATACGCTCCAACCTAACCATGCAGCAGCATATGGATGCCATGGCAAATGATAGCTACGCAAACGGTGCAACACATACTTTTTTTCCTGTACGCAACGATTCTATTTATGATGAAGAGCAAATTTTAAAACTAAATCCTACCTATATAGAGAATTATAGGATACTTCATAAGTATCAGAATTATTATGGAACTAATGCGTGGTTTACGGCTTCAAAGTTTCGCGTAAGCTGGAAGAGCGATTATTACGCTGTGACACCATTTCCTTATCTCCTTCATGTACTCGATAAGGTACTAGAGCATGTCAACTTTATAAAAGCTGGTGATCTATTTGAAGATGCAGATGTACAGAAACTTGTTATTTACAATAACGTAATCATTAATACTTACTACAAAGGTAGCATAGCGGCTTTTACTGAATTTATGCCACGAGCTATTGATCTTGCTAAACATGTGCCAGATCTCACATTGATGGAGTTTCTTATTGCCATTGCTGATTTCTTTTTTCAGCATGTGGAGTTTGATCTAAAGAATAATGTGTGCGAGTTCACCTCTTTAAAAAGCATCATCGAGCAAGCTGACAACGACGACTGGACAAAGCGTGCAAGTAAAGAGTTTGTGCAGGAAATATTGGAAGAAGATGGCTTTAGCTTAGAAGTGACACAAGATGCATCCGATGAGTTTGTTTCCACACTTGTAAAACCTATAGAAGATCTTAACTATTTAGGCTCATTTGAAGTAAGCCCAACCGTGACTGATGAGACTACAACTCAGGATGTTTATTATAATGAGCAGGAGGAGGGCTATTACAAATTTGAAATTCAAGACAATGGAACATTTGTAACCACTAGGTGGAGTGAGGATCTATTGCCATCGAAAATAGGTAACGGCGCAAAAGGTTGGAAAGTCAATTTGGCACCGATCCTTACCGCACAAGAAGATGATCTTGAGAATGGTGCTCGCAATTGGCTAATACCTAAAGTCAACCAAAAAGGATGGCATCCGGCCTATGGCGCAAAGAATGAATTTGCATTTAGAATACTTATGTACCAGGGCTTTCATAACTCTGGTGGCAGCCCAGCTCCTTATCCACTGGCTACATGGCAAGACAAAAATAGAGTAGGCGGCACAGTGGCACAAATACACCTAAAGCTCAATGGTGATACCGGTACATATGCAAAGTTTGGTGCTGGCTGGCTCGAATGGCTGATGTATGCCAACGAAATAGAGCATGAAGTGGAGTTTACGCTTGCACAACTAATAAATATGAAGGTGAGTCGCAAAAAGATGATAGACCATGTTGCCGGATTTATTGCTGAGGTACATATGGAGCTGGATGATAAGCAAACGCAATTTGCCATAGTGAAAATGCTGAAGCGATGACCAGAAGCGCAAAAGATATGAACCCCACATTTGCATTTCAGAAGTGGGCAGCCATTGCCGATGAAAAGCTGATAAACGAGTATATGAAGCAGCGTATTGGCGCTACCGGGCAAGGGCAGGCGAGCATAGCATATAGTGTGAGCGCAGGGCCAGCTGGTGGCAAGGCTACATTCTTCTACAACTATTACCTGATGTTTGTAGATATGGGCGTTGGCAAAGGCCAAAGCCTTGACCAGGTGCAGGAGAACAAAACAGCCCGTGCGCTCGAGGGCAGAGGCGCCGGAGGCAAGCGCAGGCCGAAGAAATGGTACAGTCCCGTAATCGGGCGAGAGTTTTTCAAACTTGGCCCTATAATGCAAGGCGTATATGGCAATAAAGCCATAGGTACTGTAATCGAAGAAATTCCATCATCATTTGATATTGATTTATAATGGCCGCAAAGAATGAAACCAGGGAAGTAACCGTACGCCTGAATGGGCGTGATGTGGTGAGCAATTTGAAACAATTGCAAAGTGAGTCGAGGAAGCTAAGAGCAGAATTCCGAAAGACCAGCGACCCTACAGCGCAAAAAAGGCTCGGTAAGGAATATCAAAAAATAAATAAGCAGATACAAAGACAGAACAGACTTATTAACGGCTCAAAAGGTGCATTCGCAGGCCTTAAGAGTTCAATAAGAAACTTTGGAACGCTGGCATTAGGCTACCTTGGTATTGATGCTATCACTGGACAACTTAGCAAGCTCATTAGCAAATCTGCGGAGCTTAGCGATGTCATGGCCAGTGTGAGTAAAACTACAGGTTTGACGAGGGCAGAAGTATCTCAATTGAGTAGCGAATTCAAAGACCTGAATACACGAACTTCAAGAGAAGAATTATTGAGTATGGCTAAAGTAGCCGGTAAGCTTGGTATAACTGCTAAAAAGGATATATTGGGTTTTGTAAGCGCAATGGACAAACTGAACATTGCCATGGGTGAAGACCTTGGAGACTCAGAGGAAGTAGCTAAAAAACTTGGCAAAACCATTGAAGCTTTTAGCCTTACCAAAGTTTACAGCATAGAAGATGCTCTTTTGAAGGTGGGTTCGGCCGTTAATCACCTGGGTAAAAGTTCAACTGCCTCTGAAAGTTTTATTGTAGACTTCACCCAAAGGCTTGCTGGTATAGCACCGATGGCGAATATTAGCATTGAGAATGTGATGGGTATGGGTGCAGCCCTCGAAGCTCTGGGCCAACGTGTAGAATCATCGAGTACAGCCATTGGAAAACTAGTGGTTACGATGGTAAAAAAGAAAGCTGCATTTGCCGAAATGGCAAATATGACGATACCAGAGTTTACCAAGCTCATGAATGAGGATGCCAATGAAGCATTACTTAGAACCATTGAAAACGTTGGTAAAACGAGCAATGGTGTAGAGCAGTTGACAGAGACGCTTGGCGACCTTGGCGCAGATGGGCAAAGGGTGATATCTGTACTTGGTAGCATGGCCAATAAGACTGATTTTGTGAGAGCTCAGCAGAAAATTGCCAATGATGAATTTCGCAAGGGTACTTCTGTACTCAATGAGTATAACCTAATGAATGACACATTAGCTGCTAAGTTGGAAAAAATTCAAAAAGTCCTTTTTGAAGCCTTCGTAAACAGTAGTGTTGTATCAGGTTTGGAATCAATGGTTTCCTGGATAGGTGAGGCAATAGGTGCAATTGACACAGTAATTGGAAAAATTGAAAAGGAAAAAGATGAATTAAATCTTTTGGTAGTACAGATATATAGAACCAATATTGGTACTGAAGAACGAACCAGGCTAATACAGGAGCTCCAAGGAAAGTACCCTGATTTTATTGCAAATATTGATGCAGAAACGGTGAGTAATGAGCAGCTGAGCGCAGCGCTGCTC